TTTGTTTGTTTGTTGGTTTTTTAAGGTGGATAAAATTATGGAAAAAAATATTGTAAAAGATAAGAGCGTGTTATTTGCGCTAACAGAAGAGAAGTGCCACGAATTAAAAGTGTCACCGACAAGTGATGAATACCTCAAGGTTTGGATTAGAGAACCTACATGGCTAGAAGTAGAAAAAGCCATGACTTCTTTAATGAACATAGATGCCAAGACACAAAGTTTTGACATAGACCTAAATGGGTTGTATCGTTACTTGGTAGAAAACTTTGTGGTTCGCACAGAACCATCACTTTCTACTATTGAACTAATCCGACTCACTCCTTACATTGGTTCTCAATTAAAGGAAGTATTACCTAACCCTATGGATTCAATGGGTGAAAACGAATCAAAAAACGAAGAGTGAGAGATGCCTTACAAGGAAGGTCGAAAGACCCTTCTATGGCATTTCTCTTGATAACATATACGCTTTCTTCGGCGTTATCAATAAGCCCACTAGAAATATACAAAATGCCCGCAGAGTTAGTAATGGATTTATTGTATGTGCATAGGAATGTAGAAGAATTAAAGTCCGATGCAATTTCTAAAGAAATGAAAAAAATAAAGAAGTGAAAGTATGGCTCAAACTAAGAATGCTACCGAAGAGTTAATTGGAAGCATGAAAGGTATTCTCGCCATACATAGAAAAATGCTACCTTCTTTGAACCTCTTAAATAAAGCCCAAGAAAAGTCTTTAGAGAATCAAAAAGAAATGATTAAACTAATGCAACAAACTAAACCTTTAGTTGATACTACTAAGGCAATTAAAGAACAGGCCAAAGCCTATGATTCTGTAGCGGATTCGTCTAAAAAAGCAACAAAGGAGACAAAGGAAACACAATCATGGCTTGGTAAACTTATTGGAGATAATAAATCGGGATTGTTGCGAAACCAAACAGGCGGAGTAGGTTTTATGCACAGAATGATGTATGGTGTAAGTGGCTATTTTATTCTTAAAAATCGAGTAGATGGTATATTATCCGGTGTAGATAAATTCTTAGTTAGGCCACTGTCCGGCTTAAAAGGAGAAGATGAGAAACAAGGAATGATGGGAAAAATGTTCTTTGGTGCAGGAGGGTCTTACCGTAAAACTCAAGAACAAATAAAATCAATAAGTGGTGTTGCTACAGGGGTTATGTCTTCTGTAGCGGCGGCGGCAATTGAAACTGCCCTAGCAATACCAACCTCCGGTGGTGGAGGATTTGGTTCGGGATATAATATGGATATGAGTGGGTTCGGAAAAGAAAAAGGTATTGCGGCTAGGGGTGCAGATAAAATTCTTAATTCAAAGACGGCAGTTAAATTTTCGGAATTTGAAAAGAAAGCATTGGAATTTTATAAGAGGACAGATAAAAGACAACAAATACTAGCAAAAGGTGTAGAACAAGGAAAGAAATTTGGCGGTTTTCTAAGAGATAAAGGAACTGCCATGATGAAGAAAGTAATAACTTTTGTTATTTTTGGAATTACTGTTTTTGTAATGGCGATAAAAGTATTCACTATTGGTTTCATTATCATGGGAGTTATATTCCTAATTGCTAAATTAATGAGGTCGGGGGGGATGGACTTAAAGAACATGCAAGATATGGGTGCTGATATAATGTCCGACATTGAAAAATACGGAACGCAAATTTATGAAGGAATAATGCGAATGAAAGGGGGTTTTGAAACAATGTGGGAGGCCATATTTGGAGAAGGTACTATAGGAGACTTATTAGACGGCTACCTTGAAGTATTCTTAGGTTTGTGGGAGACTGTTCAAGGTCTTGCTTTGATAGTTCTTATGCCATTGTTTACTCTATTGGAGGAAACTATAATGACGGCATATGAAGGAATTAAGGTAGAATTAAAAGCGGCTTTTTCCGAACAAAAAAAGAATCTTAATGGTTTTTTTCAAACATTGGGTGTTATTTTAATGGTTATTGCGACCATCATTTTAGCGGCGGCAACCGTTTTCGCTATCTTTGCGGGTGCTACGGTATCACCAATCATATTAGTCGGAACGGCGGTTTTGGCTATTGTAGGGCTTTTAATTTACCTAGTTGCTAAAATTGCGGATATATGGCCCTTTGCTGACGGTGGAGTTACTAAAAGTGGCATGTCTTTAGTTGGTGAAAAAGGGCCGGAATTAGTTCGATTACCAAAAGGTTCTAGAGTACATTCTAACCAAGAATCTAAACAAATGGTGTCCGGTGGTGGAGGAAACAATATTACTGTAAATGTTCAAGGCAGGATAGGTGCATCCGATAGTGAACTAAGACTCATTGCTCAAAAGGTGGGCCAAATGATTAACAAAGAAATTAACAGAACAACTTCTTCAAGAGGATTAGGTGCTTAAATATGGTAGATTTATCGGATTCAAACTTAGAGCATGTAGTGTTTTTAAAACTAGGGGCGTATAGCACTAACGACCTAATTACAAACACCATTCCTCTAAAGGTAACAAGTGTAGAACTAGGAACAAATAAAACAATTCCTTCTATGGAAGTTCCTTTCTCCGGTGCTTTGTCGGGTGAATCTATGACTGCGGCACTAGATTTGGGTATGGCTTCTAAAACAGTAGGATTGTCGGGTTTTATTTTAGGAGATTCAATTACTAGAAAGTGGGCCGAAGACGATACTAGCATTGTTCTTAATTTCACTGCCATTGAAATAGCACAGATGATACATTCTAGTGTAGATTCTACTGGAATACAAATCTATCAAGCAGTAAATGAATTAGTCTTTTTGTATGATTCAAAGGTAAATAATGTGGGAGAGCAACGAACATCTCCTGTTGCCATTCCTTTTACTTGGGCTTCTAGAGGTGCTAGAACAGAAAAAGACAATAGAGGTGCAATTCTATCAAAGGATTTTCCTACTGACAGATACTCCGATGGTATCAAGGGATTCATAAGAAGTTTCACTACTACCATAGATTCGGAAACCATAGACATAGGTTTTACTCTACAATTTGAAGTGGCTACTGTATTCCCTAGTGGTAATGTTGCCACTACTATTTCCGATGCAATTTCGTGAGGTGATATTATGTATCGAGTAATGACAGGAAAACAGAGAAGTTTGGTCTTCCCTGTAATGTGTAATGCACATGTCAAAATAGATTACTCGGATAATATACCTAAAGGTGCTGATAATACTCCGGCTTCTAGTGATGACATTACCTATGGTCTTTGGGCTTTAAAAGATGTCTTTACTATAGAGGCCACTATTACTCCTTATGATGTGAACGGATATGCTAGTAGATTCAATTCGTTAAATATGCAGAATATAGAAAATTCTAAAAAAATAATGCCAGCAATAGACACATATGGTAGTGGTACTTCTCGTTTATCACAATCTTATTTATCCGAGTCAGCGAAACTTACACATGAAATGAGAATATTTCACAGCACTAAAGTTCAAGTTTCTTTAGTAAATGTTACTACACATAATCATAACCAACCCTCCGAATACAAAGTTAGATTTAAATTAATATTAGGCTCAACTACTGTCACACTAGATAGTGATGTTGTAATTAAACCGGCTAGTGGAATAAATTGGCCGTTGGCAAACAATACTACTAATTCTTTTACCAAAGGAATTTTTAATAACGATGGCAAATATACTCATACATTTGAAAGGTCTACTGAAAGTAGTGGTAATTCGGGTGGGACTCTTAGATTTTCTTCTAGTGTAAGAAACAATTTTTATGTCGGACAAGAATTATTTATATCAAACGAAGGAATAGCCAAGTCAATAGGTATTGTCACTAATGCCGGAAGTTCTCAAAATAATTTGGTCTTTATATCTCCCGAACAATCTACTGCTCTAAACTCTACTGATATTTATGTCAAATCACTAAAACACCCTGCTTATGTGGACAACTTTAATCATATTGCAGTAACATATGACGACTCTAGTAAAATCATGTCAATTTATTTAGATGGTAACTTAGTTGCTAGTGAAAAACATACTGCTACTGATTCGTTTGCTTTTGACAAAGAAGACTTTTTCTTGGGTGCGAATGGGACAGGTGCTAAAGGTGCGGCTAATACAGCAGTCACTAATAATCAATTTATGGGTGAGTTTCACGAATTTGCCATAAGTAGTGTAGCGGCTAATTCATTTAACATTTTCAACTTGACTCCTCGGTATGCCAACACCCTGCTTTATTTTAGATTTGAAGAGGTGGATGAATGAGTATAGTAGTGATGAGACAGGGTAGAACGATAAACTCTTCTAGTGTTTCTACTTTAGGAAATGTGGGTAATAATGTTAATTTTGATTGCCCGACTAATCCTGTATTAAAGGACAGTGGTAATTTAGACGACAATGATAGACTGTTTGCTTTTATTACCACTGATGATTCATTTAGCCCCACAGTTATTCAACAATTACAAGGTAGTGATTCAGCCGGAACTGAATATAATAACCTAGAAAATACCGAAGGCTACAAGATAAAATGTTATAGTGACTATGACTCTACAGGAATACGGCTTAACGCATTAACGGATTCCGAGTTATTGAGTAATAATTATTTTGTTTTAATTCATTCCGATAATGGTTTGATGCACCATTTTGCTAAAATTACAGAAGTATTGACTGATGATATTTTGGGAGATACCTTTGAATTTGAACCTAGACTTGGTAAACAAATACCAAAGAATACTAAGTTTATGGTTTTCAAAGGGCCACCTGTAAATACCCCTTCACTTGTTTCTGTTTCAATGGGGATAAGAGCGACTGAAATAACTGCGGGTTCTACTACATACAGAACCAATAAATCATTTTTATGTTCAAGACCTCACTTTTATTTTTACAATGATAGGCTAGATAAGAAGAACGAATTAGACCACAACACTAAATATTTTGTAAAATATGAAAGTGATTCTTTGACTAATGCGACGGTTAATTCTTTTTCTACTAAAACAACATTTGTTACTGTTTCCGATTTCGGTTTTTCTGTAAAGGACTACAGTAATTACACTATTAAAGGGTTAATTGTAGATAATTTAAGATACCTAGACGACCCTCGTAATGCGGCATCATCATCAAAACAAACATCAAATGAAGGATTGACTGCTGTAAATAATGATTTTACAGATTATAATAAATGTTTTCTTAACGCTAGAAGACCAACAACAAATCTATCGAGTGGAATTACAAATGGGGCTTTAATGTTAGGGCCGACCCGATACCTTCACTATTCATATTCCCCTGCCAAAGCCAATGCTACGCCCCATGTGATTTCTAGTCTAATTAAAGAATCAGTTGGAGGTAGAGGGGGGTATGCAGAAGCAAAAATGATAGACACTCTACGAATCCTCCCCTCTAAGATAGAGGAGTTTGATTCGTTTAGAGTCCGTCATCAAGTCCACACAGGAGATTTTTTTGAATGGTTTCCTTTGAAGGCAACCGTTTCAGCGAGGGTAGGTTCTACTAACGAATATACTTTTTCTGTTGATGGAGATTATGATTTAAAAAATCTATTGAGTGACAACGAAGAAGTTAGAGTTGGTGATAGGGTGTTGCGAGTTAGTGCTAGAGATACCCTCAACACTACTGCTGATACCCAAGACATTACATTTACTGCTGACAGTCGTTTAGACTCTTCTAAAGTATTTTCTTCTTCATATACACTATCCAGTGGAGATAGGTTATACCGTAGAGCATTCAGTAGTTTAAACTCCACACTACTTACTACCATGCCAATCATAGAAGGTAGAGAAAGTAATTTGGGGGTGGTAGTATTAGATAAACATTTTGAAGCACTTGAAGCCTCGGTTACTGCTTCTAATGAGAATCAAAAATATTTAACTTTGAGTTTTAATAGTGCGCTAGGTGAAAAATACGGAACTCCATTTTCCGCTTTAGAATATGTGACGGGCCAATACAAAATTGAAATAGAAAGGTTTGATGGTGAAGTAGAAGAAATATCCACTGAAAGAGAACACGGTCAAAACATGATGACAATTTCGGGTAGAGATAATTACTCTAAGTTAATTTCTCCGGTGATAAATAAGAACACTGTTTTTTCCGAGGATATTGTTTATTCTAGTTTGAGTCCGTTTAATTCTTTAGAAAAGGTTGGTGAACTTGCCCCCGAAACGGGAACCGATAGTTTAGATTTAATATCGCAATTGAGATTTAACAGTAAGACCTTTACACTAGATGCAGATAAACCAATTACTGACCTTGTAGCAAACGATAGAGTGTATGTAAAATATATCAATGGTGTTGTTTCGTATATAGGTCAAGTTGCTTCTTACAGTTCTTCGGGTGTTACTGAAGGATTAACTACCTTACATCACATGCCTCTATCCGAAGTGACAAAATATGTAGATACACATAACGAAATAGAAATTTGGAGAGACGCAAATAAAAACTACATGTTTAACAAAGCATTGTCGGCTGATAATCAACTTTCTTCTTTTGCTACTTCATTAACAGGTAGTGCTGACAAAGGACTATTTTTTGAAAGTGGAATTAAAATATCCGATTCTTCTTCTCTTATTGGAACGACTACTTCTCGCTCTTCGGGAGTAAATAGTAACGCAACGGGTTATCACATACATCATCCTTCTTCTGTTAGTCGTAAAGACGAACAGTTTCAAGCAAGACTAAGCGACGGAGGTTCTAACTTTGAAACCTTTGATACTGTGAATACCTTAATGGACTTTTCTATTCTTAATATTTCTACTGTTGAGGGTAAAACAACAATAGAGATTGCACCATATTTACCTTTGACTCTTGGTAGAGCCGACCATAATGATTACGATACTTATGATAATACTTACACTACTATAGGGACTACAACAACGGCTTCTACCTCTTCTTCTAACGCTACAGCAAACCAATGGCTAGATGTATCACCTTCTACAGTTTCGACAATTAAAACAGTGGCTAAGGAAGGTTTACCTATTTATGTTGATTCTGTTTTTGCAGGGTATTGTCTTCAAGTGGTGGCTTATGAAGGTGGTGGTAGTGCCGACACCTATAAAATATTCTTGGATAGGAGGTTTACAAACTATGCTTCTAGTGCAAACATTTCAGTATTAACTGCGGGTTCTTCGGGGTTGTCCGATTATGTTTCTAAAGACACTACTAATTTATATTTTATCAATGGGGCGCACTTACACGGAGGTAAGTATGTTTCGTTGCTAAACTCTCAATATGGTAGTAATGCAGGGGATTATGAGAAACCTACATATTACAATTATTACAGGCCAACTGCTTTACTTAGTAATGGAGTGATGAGAACCTATGCTGAAAGATTCGGGCCTTCTCTGTTTAAATTAAATCACATAGAAAAAGGAGACTTCAATAGAAAATCTCAAACTATTGCGAGTGATTATTACCGCAGGTCTAGTGCAGGTAAAAATAATAGAGTCGCATTGAAGTCCGACACTAATTACTATGGTGGTGGGAGTAAGATACAATACTATTCTTCGGCATATAAAATGAGTCACGGACAATTTAATGCTAGTTCAGCAACCGGATATTTAACGACTGCTCTTCAAAAAATACCTAGCCGCTTTCAAGAAACAGCACATCCTCATTTATCAATAGAAGAAAGAGGTACATACCCTGCTAGTGGCTCATTGTTTTGGGATTACAATATCTATGAGAAAGACCATAATAAACCAATAGTGTTTACTTCGGCTGACCCCACACAAGGAGGGTTAATTAAAAGTAATTATTACATTAAAGATTTCATAGAACAAATAGACCCAAAAGTTGCTAGAATGTTTTTATTCGCAACTTCGGATTTACTACCCCATTCTAAACTTAGAACAGATAGTTTATTTTATTCAAATAGAGACTTAACTAAATTTAAATTATTTTTATTAAATGAACCAAATGAAGATGAGTTTACAACAAAACATTCTAACTATGAAGGTTCGGGCTTGTCTAAGAAAATACTAGACACAGATTACCAAAGTGCAAACATTATTGAATACGATGTAGATGATGTAAGCAAATTAAAAACATTCGGTATGATGAGATTAACTGAATTAGTTTTTGACTCTACCTTTAATCAATTTGATTCCGAAAACCCACCGGATAAGAAAAATACAATTAGTAAATTTGAATATGATTTTCATACTCTTGAGACTGTTAAAAATTCTGTGGGTGCATCATTGTCTGTAGATTCCGCTACTGCAACCACAATAACACTTAATGATGGTGCTATTATTGAAGAAGGAGATATTGTTTGTGATGCAAGCGGTAATATGATAGGTGAAGTAGATGGGGGGCTAGGAAAGACTAGTTTTATAGATGCTACTTGTGACTTCGACCCAACCGCAACTGATGATGCTGATAAAAAAATAATTACCCATAATGCCAATGCTAATATTATTGCAGGTTTAAAAGTTACAGGAACAGGAATACCATCAGGTTCTTCAATTTCATCTATTACAGATACTACCCATTTTGTAATTAGTGCCAATACTACGGGTATTTCGGCTGTAACCAATGGTAGTTTAACATTTTCAAATTCTACTATAACTCTAAAGTCTCTAGGATATTCGGCTTCGGCTAATGTAGTCCTTACAGGCTCTAATTCAGCCCTTGTAAGTGGTAATGCTACTGCTAGACTTTTATACAAAGCAGAGCCACATTCTAG